CGGGCGCGGGCGAGGTTGAACGCGTCGGTATCCTTCAGCTGCTCCAGCGCCCCGACCGCGCCGCGCATCTCGGCCGCGAGGCGCGCGGCCTCGTCACCGGCCGCGCGGATGGTGCCGGACATGTCGGAGGTGGCGATCTCGAAGGCGTGCTGTGCCGCGTCGCGCAGCTCCTGCTTGATGGCCTCGCTCACGGGCAGGGCCGCGATCTCCTCGAGCTTCGCGTCGCGCGCGAACTCCGCCCGCAGCCTCGTCACCGCCGCGCTGTCGGATCCGAACCGCGCGATCGCCTCGGCCAGCGCGTTCTGCTCGGTCATCGTCGCCAGCATGTCCTGCGCGGCCTGGTTGGCCCGGATCTGCTCATTGGCCGCCTTGACGAGGAGGTCGAGGAATTCGGCCATCTCGTTGGCCGCCCGGATCTGCGCCGGGTCCCGATTCTGCTCCCGCAGAACCTGCTGCAGTTCGAGCCGCATCCGCTCGAGGGTCAGGAGCCGCGTGTCTTCCGCGTCGGTCAGCCCGTCCACCGCGTTCGCCGCCGCGCGGTAGCTTTCGATCAGCGCCTCGAGGGCCGCGGCCTGCTCTTCCACCGTGCCGGTTGCCGCCGCCTGCAGCGCTGCCATGTCGTCGAGGACATCATTAACCAGCGCGCGGCTCTCGCCCCTCAGCCGTCCGAACAACCCTTCCGTCAACCCGAGTTCGCGGGCCAGCGCGAACCGCGCGTTGCCCTCGGCGACATCGATCCCGGCATCGACGGCCCCGGGCGATGCCGCGCGGTTGCGGTTGATGCGCGCGAAGTCGATCCCCGTCTCGCCTAGCAGCCCGCGGATGGCCTCGCCGGTCTCGCGCGCCGCCAGCCTCTTCTCGGCCTCCACGATCCGGTCCAGCAGGGTCTCGGCGCGGTCCACGAACCCCTGGCCGAAGCGCTCGGCCAGTTCGAACCGCGTGGCCGATGCATCCGCGATCTTCTCGCGCAGGCTGTCGATGCGGCTGCCAAGCGCCTCGATCCGGTCCTCGAAACTCTGCGCCTCGTCCGACGAGGCCCGAAACCAGTTGACCACCGCCGCCGTCGCCGCCAGCGCGCCGATGGTGATCAGGTTGATCGGGCTCAGCATCGACAGGACCGCGCCGCCCAGTGCGCGGAACGCGCCCGCCGCGCCCAGCGGGCCGATCACCTGGGTGATCTGCGTGCCCTGCTGGAAGGCCAGCTGCATCGGGTTCTGACCCGCGACCAGCATGGTGATCACGTCATTGCCCTGCGCCACGAGGTTGCCCATGGAGCCCGCGGCGAGCCGGTTGGCCGAGGACACTTTCTGCACCGCGGCCGCGTTGACCTCGGCGGCGCGGCCGGCGGCGGCGAGACCCGTCGCCGAGGTCCGCGCCGCGGTCCCGAGCTGGCCCACGCCGCGCGCGGCATTGGTCCCTTGCGCCCCCATGCCACGCATGTCCTGCGCGGCCCCCTTGGCGGCGGTGCCGGTTGCCTGCAGCTCCGCCTTCGCCTGGTCGGCGTCCATGAGGATCTCGCCCTGGAGGCGCAGCGTCATCTCATCTCTCCGTCAACGCGGCCACGGCCGCACCCTCGATCACCTGCACCGCCGCCCAGAGATCGGGCGTGATGCCGATCCCGGCCAGCCGCAGCCCGGCGCGCGCGGCGGTATAGTCGAGCCCGATCACCCGCGCCCCGGCGAGGCCCGCCGGCACCACGCGCCACTGGTTGCAGACCGCGAGAAAGGCGCGCACGGCGGCGGCATTGACCGGCCAGACGCCCGCGCCGCCGGGATCGCGGCGGAGCGATGCGGCATCGATGCCCCAGAATGCGGCCTCGTCCTCCTCGTCATCGCCCGCCTCCGTCCCGATCAGATCGCCGCGCGCCCAGGCCTGACCGGCCCATGTCAGTTTTTTACCCGCGCCCCCATCAGCGCGGCGTAATAGGCGTTGATCAGCGCCACCCGCACATAGGCCAGGGCGATCAGCCGGTCGCGCAGCCCGTCCGAATAGGGCAGCTTGCGGCCGTCTTCATCCTCGACATCGTCGAGATGGGAGACGGTGGCCGAGAGGAACTCGCGCTCGCCGCGCGCGGTGCGCATGTCGAAGGCCTCGATCTCGTCATCGGGCAGCACGCGGAACGTGACCGACATGTCCTGCAATTCGTGGCCGCCATCGGCGGGCACCTTGATCTCGACGCGGCGGGTGAAACTGGGGTTCTGGTCGATCTTGAACATGGTGTTGAACTCTCATTCAAAGGGTCAGGTGACGGTCAGCGACCATTGATCGGCGGCGGAATGCGTGCTGGGCAGAGGCACGAGCCGCAGCGGCCATTCCTTGCGGCCCTGCCCATCCTCCAGCCCCTCGGGGCGCTGCATCTGCGCGCGCGGCACGGCCAGTGCAACGATATTTCCCGCCGTGGTGCCATGCGTCAGGGCGACGGCCGCCTTCGCCTGCGCGGCGGCCATGGCAAACGGGTTGAATGTGGCCAGAGGCACCGCGCGCACCCGCGTCTCGATGGCGTTCTCGTGCCCGTCGAGCAAGATTTCCTCGGCGCCGATCAGGAATTGCGCCTCGACGCGGTTGGCGAGGCTGAGCTTGAAGCTGCGCATCACCAGCGCCGTGCCGTCGATGGTGAAATCCGGCGTGTTCACATCGGAGGCGGCCAGCGGATCGGGGATGCCGGTGAAGCTCGGCGTGGGGATCGCGCTGTCCGCCGGGGCGACGTAGAGCGCGGTCATGTCGAACTCGATATAGGGAATGCCCGAGGCCGAGATATCGAAGCTGGCCGTGCCGCGCACGCCGACCATGGCATAGAGCGTGCCATCGATATTGAGATGCAGCGTGATGCTTTCATGCCCGGAATAGACGCGGTTATAGACGACCGACGTGCCTGCCGTCACGGTCTCGGCGCAGCCGCAGGCGCGCAACAGGCGGCCCCAGCGCGGCGCGGTCCCGGCGGTGCCGGAGCCTGCCAGCTCGACCTTGAACGTGATCTTGCGGTGCAGATCGACCGGGATCGTGCCGGTTGGCCCGCCATGCGGCGTGTCGAGGTTGCGGTCCAGGTCCTGACCCTGCATCGGCGAGAGGCGCACCTCGGTGGCGAGGATCGCATCGCTGCCCGCGGGCGCGGCGTCAGAGCCATAGGTGGTTTCCAGCTTCGCGAGCAGGACCTTGCGTCTCCAGATCAGGCTCATTTCGACGGCTCCTTGGTCTCGGGTTTCGGCTTGGGCGAGGGCTGGCTCTTCGCGCCGGGGCGGATCAGCGCGCCCTTGTCGTCGCGGGTCCAGGCCCCGCCGCTGGTCGGCAATCTGGTCATCTCAGGATCCTCATCTGGTCATCGATGGAAAAATCGAGCTGGTAGGCGAGCCGCCCGGCCCCGCTCTCGACAAGCTGGCCGCGCTCGAAGCGGTAGACACCCACCTCACCGCCCGGGGCCCAGCCCGCGAGCGCGCGCACCACGGCCATCAGCACCTCGTCGATCCGGTCGAGCGCCGTGGACCCGGTCCGGTCAAGGCTCTGCACGAAGAGCACCACGCTGGTGCGGTGCGTCAGCATCTGGGCAAAGGCCCCGGCGGCGGCATCGGGGCGCGCGCCCGTGAGGCCGGAGGGAAAGACATAGGCCGCGATCGAGCGCGCGGGCAGCTTGCGCGCGCGGATCAGCTCGACAAAGGCCCGCCCGCCCTCGACCCGGCCCGCGAGCTCGGGCACCTCGGTCGCCATCCGCGCCATCACCGCCTCGATCATGCCATGACCTCCCGCAGCCAGGCCTCGACCGTGTCGCCGATATCGGCCTCGTCGGCCTCGTCGAAACCGATGAAGGGCCGCGCGGGGACATCGCCCCACGGGATCGGCGTGAAGAACCTGCGCCCGTTCTTGTCGAGCCCGATCGCCGCGCCGAATTCGCCGGCCTCGGCCCCGAACTGATGCGTGGCGGCGTAGACGATATTGGTGCCGACGCGCGCAGACGTGGCATCGGCCTCGCTCACGGTGCTGTCGCGCAGATGGCCGTCCCTGACCAGGGTCCTTCCACCCTCGTCGCGCGCGCGCTTCGAGACCGGCCAGGCAATGCCGCCCGGCCCGGTCCCGCGCTCGAACCGCTCCGAGACCGAGGCCTCGAGATTGGTGCCGATCCGCTCCATGAGGTCGGTCAGGTCGGACAGTTCGCGCAGACCGTTGGCGATCGCGCGGTCGAAGTCGAGACTGTCGAGGCTGACCGTGAGCGTGACCATCTCAGAACCCCTCGAAACTGTCGCGAGAAAAGACCGGCGCAGGCCCGGAGACGCGCGGGGCGTGCCCGGCACCGCGGGCCGTATCTGCCGGGGTCTCGTCGCCGAGCGAGACCTCGCCGCGCCGCGCACGGCGAAGGAAGTCGATCGCGTCATCATGCCCTTCCCGTGCACCGTCAAAGGTGGCCGCGCGCGCGCCCAGCAGGCGAAACCACGCGATGGCGGCGGCATGTGCGGTCAGCGCGCGGGGCGGGTTGGCGACATCGTAAAGCCCTGACACATGGCTCTCGACGATGGCGATGGCGTCGTCGATGGCGGTCTGCATCACTGTGGCGTCGATCACGCCGGGGGCGCTGTCGCGCGCCGTCACATCGGTCAGAAAGCTCTCGCCATACCGGTCGATCATGTCCTGGGGCGACAGCACGGGCATCAGGCGGTGATCCCCTTGACGGCCCACATCACCGCTTCCTCGATCCTGGTGCGCGCGATGGCGAACTCGCGGCCCTGGTTCGCGGAGATGGCGTCGAGCAGGGCCTGTCCCAGATCCTTGATGGCCTCCACCTGCGCCTTCTCGGCATCGCTGAGCGTGCGGTAGGCGTGGCGGACCGGGCTGTTGGTCACGCGGGCGTCATCGGTGCTCGGGATCGTGTCGGACATGGGTCTTGGCCTCCCTTCAAATCGGCGCCGGTCTCTCTCGGCTGTCACGTCCATGGCTCAGACGTTGCAGGCTCCAACTCGCGTGGGCCGCGCCTACTCGGATCGCCTCCGGAGGGATCTCATGTCTGCCCTGTGTGCCCGTGAGGTTCGCGATTGATCCTTTCGCTCTGGAATTTCAGGGCGCGGCTGACGCGGCCGCCTTCATCTCGTCCCAGACCGCATCGCGCAGCGCGGCGGTGATCCGGTCCTTCATCTCGGGCAGCGCCGCTTCCAGCGCCTTGACCCTGGGCTTGCCGCCCGTGTCGAAGGCGTCAGTGGGCAGGGCGCCTATCGCCCCGATCAGGGCC